CTAGCAATTTGGAAGTATATCCATTGATCAAACGTTGGGAACTGTTCAACAGTATTGCACAGTGGGTTACAATAAACAACACTGATCAAACCACCAGCAATGGCATTTTGTTTGCTGATGCACGTTGGGCTACAAACGGCACAACCGATCCCATCACTGACAATATTCCAACTATCAAGAGTTTGTTGACCAGCAACTATCTTGATCTAGATGCTCCAGACTCAACGTTGTATCCAACAGGAACTTTGTTATTCAACACACGTCGATCAGGATTTAATGTTAAAACATTCAGCACAGATTATTTTAATCCAACAAGTTTCTCTGTTGATGGATACAGCAGTGTTACAAACTATGTGGTGAATGATTTAGCATTGTACGAAGGTATAATCTATATTGCTATTGCCCCAGGTCAAGGAAATCTACCAACAAATCCAAGCTACTGGAGTGAGTTGCAAACCAATGCTTGGGTAACTTCTTCGGGTAACAAAGCAGATGGCAGCCCATACATGGGACGGTTATCACAGCGTCAGCTGATCGTGGCCGCAATGAAGAGCGCAATTGATACCCAGGATACATTGCGTGAAGAACAAAATCAATTCAATTTGATTGCTTGCCCAGGATATCCAGAATTGATTACCAACATGCTACGTCTTAACAACGAGCGTAGTAACACAGCATTTGTTGTAGGTGATACACCAATGCGGTTGGCTCCAAATGGAACAGATATCGTTGCCTGGAGCACTGACAACAACGGTCTTGGATTTACAACTGGTGACGGCCTCACAACATCAAGCCCATATGTTGGTGTGTTCTATCCAAGTTGCCAGACCACAGATCTAAGCGGAAGCACTGTGGTACAACCACCAAGCCACATGATGTTGCGTACTATTGTGCGCAGTGACGAAGTTGCTTATCCATGGTTGGCACCAGCTGGTGTACGTCGTGGCGTAATTGACAATGCTGACCGCATTGGATACATTGATGCCGCAACTGGCGAGTTTATAACTATTGCAACTGGCCAAGGCCTACGTGATGTGTTGTACCTTAACAAGATTAATCCAATTACATTCATTCCAGGTGTGGGTATTACCAACTATGGTAACAAGACTGAAAGTGCAGTTGCAAGTGCGCTTGATAGAATTAACGTGGCTCGATTGGTTGCTTATATCCGTGGTAGACTCAACGAAATTGGTAAGACATTTGTGTTTGAACCAAATGATCAAATCACACGCAACGAGTTTACTAATGCAGTTGATGGTTTGATGATTGACTTGGTGGCAAAACGTGGTATTTACGATTACCTAATTGTGTGTGACCTCAGTAATAATACTCCTGCTCGTATTGACAGAAACGAACTATGGATGGATATTGCTATCGAGCCTGTAAAAGCTGTTGAGTTTATCTACATACCGGTGCGCATTAAGAATACTGGAGAATTGGCTTCTGGCCAAATTGCTAACTCATCGGCCGCGGCCTGATTAGAACATAAATAAACATATACAGGAGATTACACAATGGCTGTTTCATCACTAACTAGAATGACAGTGCCTTTGGCAAGCGATCAAAGCAACCCAAATCAAGGCCTGCTCATGCCAAAACTTAAATACCGCTTCCGAGTGGTATTTGAAAATCTTGGAGTAAGCACACCAAGAACCGAACTCACAAAACAAGTGATTGACTTTACACGACCATCAGTGACATTTGATGAGATTCCAATTGAAATTTACAACAGCCGCATGTATTTGGCCGGTAAACACACCTGGGAAATGGCCACAGTTAACTTGCGTGACGATGCATCTGGCGAAGTAAGTCGTTTGGTCGGTGAGCAATTGCAGAAACAAATGGACTTTATGGAACAAGCATCGGCCGCTGCCGGCAATGACTACAAGTTCTTGACACGTTGCGAAATTCTTGATGGTGGTAATGGTACATCAACACCTGTGGTACTTGAGACCTGGGAACTATATGGTTGCTATTTAAATCAAGTGAACTACAATGACTTGAACTATGGATCAAGTGAGGCAGTGACTGTCACAATGCAAATTAGATTTGATAATGCATTGCAAACTCCAATTGGCTCAGGCGTTGGTGCAACAGTTGCTCGACTAGCTGGGTCAGTAGTAACTGGCACAGGAAATGCTGGCTAATAATACTAAATGGCATTCGGACAAGATTTTCTCAAAGCTTTCTTTGGGAACGATTATGTAAGAGACTATACACATGCTTCAAAGGTCTTTAGATCTGCTGGCTATGAAAATTCGCCAAAGTTTAAATTCCTTTTTCATGTGTATTTCAACCTGAATACCACAGAAATACCACAACTTAATAATATTTTTTCCACACCCGATACATCAACTATCGGGCTGTTGGTTAAAACAATTGATCTCCCAAAATTTAAATTAGATACCGAAGTACTAAATCAGTACAATCGTAAACGAGTCGTACAGAAAAAAATTCAGTATGATCCAATATCAATAAAATTTCATGATGATGGCGGCGACCTAATCCGCACAATGTGGTACAACTATTATTCGTACTACTATAAAGATCCCAATCAGCCCTACCGTGGTCAGACCAACACAAATGGTAGCATTGGACAAAGTGCTACTCTCAGCAATGGGTTTGATTATAATTCTCGTGACATTTATGTCAACAATCGACAGGTCAATGACTGGGGCTACATTGGCGAAAGCTATTATGATAACACCACTGCCAGCGGTGGCAAGCCAGCTTTTTTCAAAGACATCAGTATATATGGATTTAATCAACACAAGTTTGTTGAGTATGTATTAATTAATCCCATGATATCCGAATGGTCACATGACACCTATGACTACAGTCAAGACAATGGTGTGATGGAAAATAATGTAAACATAACATACGAAACAGTAAAATATTATTCTGGCGCCATTGGCGGCGTTCGACCAGATACCAATGTACAGGGATTTGCGTCACCGAGTTATTATGACCAACAATCAAGTCCATTGAGTCGCCCGGGCGGAACTCGTAGTATAATTGGTCAAGGTGGTTTACTTGATGTTGGCATAGGTATAATTGATGACTTGCAAGCAGGTTCAGTAGCAGGAGTCATTGGCGCAGTACAAAAGGCTGGAACGGCGTATAACACTTATAAAAATACCAGTATTAGATCAGTTGCCACTGAAGAGGCAATTGGAGCAGTGCAAGGAGTGTTACGAGGAACCAGCCAGGGCAATGCATCTAGCTCTGCAATTAATTCGTTGATCCCGGCCAACTTTACACAAAATGCAGCCACTGCATTACAACGTCCAATATTCCCAACACCCAAGAAGTAAATCATGGGCACAGTAAATCAAATAAATGTCAATGTTGATCAAACAGTTAGAATTTTTGATCAGTTTTATAGATATGAAGTTGTTGTGCCGGTCAATGAGTACGATGCAGTCAACAGTTTTTTTGTTTCAATCTACAAAGATAAAGAAGCAGCCAGAAACTTTACCACATCACTGTTTTATATTTCTCAAGAAACCAATGTACCAGCGTTGACTCTATTGAATCAAATACAAGAGCAAAACTCGGTTGAGTTGACACTGACCATGACTTATTTTTTAAACGGAATCAGAAGCCCAAGCACATTGCTAGGCATTAATTCTGCCATCACTCCAAACTTGTTTACAGCACGTAATGTATTAGCATGAGCAATTTTGCACAAGGGGTGTATCAACTACAAAACCCCAAAAAGTATGTGGGCAAAGGTAATCCTAGATATCGATCAGGGTGGGAATGGAGTTTTTTTCAGTTTTGTGACAACAACAATGCAGTGCTTGAGTGGGCCAGCGAAGCAATTGCAATAAAATATCTTAATCCAGTCACTGGCAAAATGAGCAACTATATACCTGATGTATTTTTGCGTTATCAAACACGAAACGACAAAGTGTGTACTGAGCTAATAGAAATCAAACCCAAAAGTCAAAGCATGGTCACAGAACGAATGAAAGATCGAGATCGTGCCATTGTTGCCATAAACCATGCCAAGTGGGCCGCAGCTCAATCTTGGTGCAAACGTGCCGGAATAGTTTTTAGAGTAATCACTGAAGAACAGATGTTCCGCAACGGTGGCAAAAAGCGGTAAATACCGCATGACACGCAAACTCGAAGAACTGTTTAATATTTCATCAGACCATGGTGACATAGATTCGTCTGATGATCAATCCGGCGATGACATTGAAAAAAATCTACCCATACTTCCGGAAACACTGGCTGCAATTGATAAAATTGAGCAAGCCCTTCCTGCGGTTCGCGGACTAGAAGCCAGTGACAGTGAAATGGATAGTCTGGCCACCAAGGCCACAGAGAGTTTTGATAATCTCATGGATCTGGGTATGCAGGTAGATAGTAGATATGCCAGCGAAATATTTGCAGTGGCCAGCCAAATGCTGGGTCATGCCATTACTGCAAAAACTGCTAAAATGAATAAAAAGCTAAAGATGATCGACCTGCAATTAAAAAAAGCCAGATTAGATCAAGTAGAGGCTGGTGGCACAGCATTGCCCAATGCCGAGGGTCGTGTGTTGGATCGCAACGAGTTGTTGAAACATCTAACACAACTTGGCGCAGAAAAATCCAATAACGGTAAATAACACATTAGGACTGAATTTATGAAAACATTTGTGCAATACTTAACAGAAAGCGAAAAAACGTTTGACTATCGCATCAAGATTTGCGGCGATACTCCTCCAGACTTTGTAAAATCTTTGAAAGAAAAGTTAAAAAAGTTTGACCCAGTTAAGATTGGCGAACCTAAAAAAACGCCCATCCAATCTAAACTAATTGACTTTCCGGATTATCCAAATGAAGCAGTGACCATCATCGATGCTACATTTCGCTATCCAGCTACGCCTCCACAAATCCAACAAATAGTTCGCCTATTGGGATTTGATGTAAATCGAGTTTGCATCAATGACCTGCACTGGAGCGAAGGCATGGACAAAGAGTTGTTGGGAATAGCTGACCAGAAAGATTTGTTAACCACAGATTATCCAGCGCCAGATGCTGAACAAAAACAGTTGAAGAAAGATTATGCCGCGGATGCACACGACAAAGAAGTAGTGCGCAACTCCGCAGCCGGATCACGTTGGACTGTGGCTGGAGGCGTAACTCCGCCAGCTGAAACAACTAACGATTTGCCAATGGGAGTCAAGAGCCCAATGACAGCAGTCAAACGCCCACCCAAGCCAGCGACCGGCTTCCAAAAATAAGGAAAACATACAATGACATTTTTTTACGACTTAAACAAAAAGCTTGACAGTATTCGTGCCAAGCCTGAAACTACAAACCAGCAACTCAATGAGCGTGACATGAGCCGTGCTGCCAAAGGCTACGAAAAGTACGGCAAAGAAGGCATGGAAGCATTGGCCAAGGCTGGCCGAGAAGGCAAGGCGCTAGATCCAATCCGTGCCAAATACAACAAGTATGACGAAAGCATGGGACAGGCCGACGAGGGCAATGCGTTTTCGGGCGCAGTAGCAAAGGCCAAAGCTGACGGTATTCAACCTGGTGAAAAAGTCCAAGTCGGTGGAAAAGAATATCCGGTAAAAGAAGCGGCCAAATGGCGCGATGCCAAGTACAAAGACAAACTGTACACACAAGAACCTCCTGACTATGAAAACGATGATTACAGCATGGATGACTACTACAATGGTCCAAAACCAGATGACTATCCTGGCTCAAAGAATCTAAAAGGTGGTGGTGAATTTGATCACAACGATCCTTTACAAAAAGGACAAGGTATTGGCCGTAGCGGCATCAAGCACAACATACTAGATCGTGGGCCAAGAAAAGGAATGCCATCAAGAGACCAAATCACCAGTCTCAAAGGCAGTATTAAGGATGCACACGGAACACATGCACGACCCAATCTACCCGAAGCTGATGCACCAATG